TTGTTGTTGCATTGCATTTTGATTGCCCATGTTTTGATACATAGGCTGAATACCCGATACATCTTGCATACGGGTTAAATCTTGCATAGGCATGGCTCTTGGCATCATGGTATTAGTCCGTAATCTACGACTTTATAGCCGTCATCAAGGGTTCGTACTGCGTATGGGTAAACTTGTTCTACTTCGTCAGCCATGACACCTACATGAACGCCATGACCACCATATTCACGGTCTTTAAATTCGTCTTTGTATTCAAAGCTATACAAAGTCAAACCGTTGTTTAATACGCCAACTGGTTTTACATTTTCTTTAGTGCGTGGGTCAGAAAAAGCCGCCATAATGCCTGCTCCACCTAATCCCATTAAACCTGAATTTAGGTTAGCTTGTGCGGCTTGTTGGGCATTAAAGTTAGCTAACTGGTTTTGATAATTACCCATCGTGGCACTTAAATAATCAGGGCCTTGAGTAACTGCTTGTTGGGCAGGGTTTACAAATTGTGGCCCAGTAACTTGTGCGCCACTACGAACCGCATTAAGAGTATTAAGTGGTTCATTGCGCTGGTATGCCAATTCTGCAAAACCTTGTTGACGGGCTTGATTAGCCAAGTTAGCACCAGTAAGCTGATTAGCAAATTGTTGCTGTGCAATAGCGTTATTGGCTTGTTGTTGTGCCACTTGATTGGCATACATTTGCTGAATCTGTTGGTTGTTATAGCCCAACGCAGCCATGCGGTTTGTAAAGTCTTGCTGATTTTGTGATGCGTTAAATTCTTGCCCAGCAATTTGATTAGTATAGTTTTGTTGTGCGGCTTGATTAGATAGTTGTTGACCAGCTAATTGATTTTGGAAACCACTACTTAATGCAGCGTTATTAGCGGCTTGTTGTGCCAACATAGATTGTTGATTTTGTAGCGTTGCACGGTTACCAAGTTCAGTACCAGCCAACTGATTAGCGTAGTTTTGTTGAGCGGCTTGGTTCTGTAACTGTTGTGCCGACAATCCTTGACCAAAGTTTTGAGCAATAGCAGCATTATTAGCTTGCTGTGCAGCCAACTGGTTTTGATAACCTTGTTGACCCATTTGATTATTAAATGCCAACTGAGCCTGACGATTAGCGTAATCTTGCTGTTGGGCTTGGTTGCTAAACCCAAGATTTTGCAACAGATTTTGTTGCTGTTGTGTTGTAGCTTGGTTGCCAAATTGACCTGCCGCCAACTCTTGACCAAACAGATTTTGTTGAATACCTTGTGCTTGCAACTGTGCTTGAATACGAGCATCGTTTTGTTGCATTGCAAGGTCTTGTTTAGCACGGGTATAAGCTTCTGAGCCAATCGGAATACCCTGCGATGCCAACTGAGCATCTAAACGCTCTTGTTGACGCTGTAATTGGGGTTCTAGGCGGTTCATAATTAATCCGCTTGCCCTATCCCAACCGCTCATGCCTACATTTTCACCAAGGGAGCGTTGTAAGTTTTCGGTTGGCCCAGCTTGACGCAAAGCACGAGCAGTTTCTAAAGCACTTAATTGTGGGCCTTGACCTACTCGTTGTGCTTGTTCTCCAGCACTAATTCCACGAGCCTTTTCAGCTTCTCCAACGCCACGAGCCTGACCTTGCAAATTTACGGTACTTAGTTGTGGGGCATTTCCTACGCCACTAGCCTGTTGTGCTTGACCAACCTGCAATGCGGTTGGGGTTTGACCAGCCATACCTAATTGTGGCCCACCGCTAATTTGTTGCATTTGAGCAGGTGTAAGATTAGTCTGCATAGCTGGCAAACTGCTAGTGCTAAATGGATTAGCCATCATGTTTTGCACATAATTTAAGCCAGTTTGCGATAACTGACCTAAACCTTTGCTAGCGGCTACATCATAGTCATAAAGTGCTTGTTGGTCAGGGCTAAAAGACTGTGTGGCACTCCACATGGGGTTGCCGTACTTGTCCTCTCCTGACATGGAATAAACAAGGTTGCCATAGGGCGTATATTGATTAACACGGTTAGCCGCAATATTGGCACGAGCCGCTTCTAAATTACCTGCGGATGTTTCTTGTGCAGCCCCCCTGTAATCAGGGGCGGCAGGTGCGCTTGGCGCAGGCCCTAATCCTAAAAATCCACCACCACCCATACTATTCTCCTCTGTTTAAGGGGCATCGGATGTTCAGAAACCGACACTCCTCTTTACGCATTGCCATAATCACCAAATCCCCGCTCATGTGGGCATCAGGTATTTCAGCGACAACCTTAAAGCCCAAATGTCGGTTTAACTTTAGGGCATCCGTGTTATCAGCACAGATTTGCCCTAGTATAACGCTAAGTCCAAGTTTATTAAAGGGATAGTCAAAGACTGCCCACAAAAAATCTTTACTAGCCCAGTTTTCGCCTACGCTACCTATATGAATTTCACACGCTTTTGGCATGAAATTGGTATAACCAGCGACAGCGACCAAATTACCGTCTTTAATCTGCCCTATACATTGGGTAGTTTCGGGTAGGGGAAAGTTGAGGATTCTGACTAGCCATTCCCCCAAATAGCGTTGATTTTCAGTAGTAACAGTCCTCACAATACCCCGCCACGCTCCATGACATAATCCGTACTAGCCCAATGAAAATCTACGCCTTGCGATGCCACCGAGATATTGACCGAACCAGCATAGCCAATTCCGTTGACACCCTGCCAAACTTTTGATGTTTGTAGCCCAGCACCCCAAACCGAGTTATCCCATGTGCTTGTATTCCAAATGCCCACTTGCGCCAAATTAGGGTTAAAACTAATCTGATTGGCTAAATTAACCGTATCAAAGTCCGTAGAAATACCACAAAGCACATTAGGCACGGTATTGTCAGTCTGTAGGATAGGGCGAACCATCGTAAAGCGTTTTAATTGCCCACGGCTATCAAAGTAAGAATAAGCTTGTTGGGCGTTGGCTACGATATTGCTACCTGCATCTGAAAAACCGTCATAAAACTTGCCTACAAAGCCGTCAGAGCCAAAGAACATCCCATCTACGCCTGAAACTTCCCAGCAATACGATTGAATATTGGTAAATCTGCCCCAAGACTTTGTAATGTTGTGCATGACAAACTGTTCAACACCCTCAGTTACAGGGATATTGAGAATTAGCATATTGTAGGGGGCAAAGTAGTTAATTTGCCAACCAAATTGACCTGAATATAGGTCAGCAGCTTGGCTAACTGCAAAAAATATTTTGTCGGTCAGGTTGACACGAGGGTCTAAACGGCTTGATTGTAGGGCGGCTGACATTGGCACTAAGCCATCTTGCGTTAAAAGCAATAAATCGCCTGAATATTTAAAGAAACACCGTCTTGCAAAAGTTTGACCCATTTGCCATACACCAACTAAAGACCAAGCGTTAACATCGTCAGGGTCAGTTCCCTTGTAAACAATGACTTCGCCCATGGAAGTGACAAAAGCACCTAGGTCATCTACTCCATAACCAGCGTCTAAAGTCCAAGTTCCCATGGCTTGTAGATAACCACCACTTCGGGCGATTGAACCAAGCGGAAATTGCTTTGCCGTACCGCTTAAAGCATTGACTGGCAAATACCAAAAGTCTAGGCTGTTCTTTTCGACAAAATAAATGCGTTCTTGTAAGCTATTGACATGAACAAACAGGTTGTTATTAATACCAGCTATACCTAAAACGGTATAAACAGGCGTACCAGTAGCGGGGCTAGTGGTTGATGCCGTCATTGTGTAAGTAAAAGTTGTGTTACCTGTAACGGTAATCCTAAAAGTACCGTTGTATTCGGGTTCTGTAGCCCCTGAAATAACCACACGGTTATCTGTTATCAATCCATGATTGGTTGTGGTGGTTACGGTGGCGGTTGTGCCTGAACTTGTAATGCCTGAAATAGTCGCTGCGGTTGCGGTGGTAGCCATTTTGTACCATGCCGTACCGTCATAAATCATCGTTGGGTCTTGCCCGTTCACCGCTACAAGAAAATTACCGCCTGAAGTGGAAAAGCTGATGTGTTGCCAACGGTCATTACCAAACGAACCGTTATACGACAAGGTCGCAGGGTTTGTAGAGCAGTCGTAAAATTTACCATCTACGGCAGCAAATAGCTTCTGCACCGTAGGGCTGCTGTAATTCATTAGGGTTTCGATGGGGTCAAGAATGTTTATTGTATATACACCAACCACAGAAGCGTTGCCACTAGGCACAGAAGTCATGGTGTAGGTAAAAGTGGTTGAGCCAGTAACGGTAATCATGTATATACCGTTGTAATCACTAGGCGTACACCCAGTAATTGAGATAAACCGCCCTGTTGTTAAGTTATGGGCAGAAGCGGTTGTGGCGGTAGCCGTCACACCTGAATGGGTAATCGTATTAATTGTAACTACGCCCGTGCTAGTCGTAATTAGGCTATTACGGCTATACCCCTTACGCATGGTTACATCAGTAGGGGTGGGGTAAAAATTAGTTAATTGAACCGCATCTAGTGGGTTCATTTCGGCAAGCGAATCCCTTGCGTTCCACCCACCAATGGGGGAAGCCAAAGAAGCCGTCATTGCCCTTCTTTGTTGAGCGACTGCCATAATTAAGTTCCGTACCCAGTATCGGGGATATTAGCGTAACCAATAAGCACTTTGCTTGG